GTAAGTCCGATCCAAGCACCAAACCCGATTTAAAATCTGTTTGAATCCATTGAGCCACTGATTAACCAAGTGCTGGCGAATGCTGTTTGCTTCTACCGCATCCTCGGGCGATGTTGCCCGGCCGGTTATCTTATTGGCGAGTTGTCTAATTTGCATCTCCACTTCCATCGAGGCTTGCGAATACCTCGGGATCTCCATGAAACCAACTTCTCCCCTTCGGCGGACTGCCAAGGTTGCCCCTGGGCCTATCCTCTCGGGACGGCGGCCAGCCAAGTGCTCCACGGGTGGCAAGGTACTCATCGAGGCGCGGTCTCGCCGCGCATCCATCTCGGTCTTAACTGCGATTTGATAACTCTTTAAAAGCTCGGGGTAACCTCTTGAATCGAGTAGTCGGTGATTTAGGTTCTCCCTAGTAATGCAGACAAATGGATATCTGCCCTCATCGTATTCCATCGGACTATGAAAACCATGCCCTTCGGCCTCATCCGCCCAACAGGTAATCGTGCAAATAGGTACATCGTCTTCATCTAATTCCTTACGATATGTTGTAATAACTCGGACCATGCCTTCATAATCCTGTGTGCCATAAAAATTACCGGTATCGTAAGACATTAAATCAGAACTATAACTCTCAGGTGCATAAAAACCCTTACTGTTCTCCAGTACCTCCTCAATCCACTTCTTATCCCATCCCTCATTGACCTTCTGCATGAGTGCTTCGGGAGAATAATAGTGAATGCAGTGAATGCTCCTGGCAGATTCTAAATCGATTACATTTGAATCGATGATTATTTCTCTGCCCAATTCATACGCCTTAATTGCCGGTCTGTTTACTACCGCCTTTTCAGTCGGAACTTTGGAAACGCCTTTATTGCGAAGTTCGTTAATCATCTTCCGAACTCTTCGCTTTTTCAGATTCGGGAATAGCGGAAATAGCATCTCTTCAACTCCCTCTTTCATCTCAGGATCTTGGATGGCCATTGCAAGCTCGGGACTCATCTGTGCAATCTCTTCGAGGCTAATATCCTTAAATACTCTTGTGGTTTCACGCTTCCAGTAAGTGCCGAAGAAAGTAATTCCATTTTGCAGTAAATAGTTCGCTCCGATGGCGGCTTCCCGAGGAAGTTCTGTCATTGAGTTCATCCGCCATTTTAAAAACTCGCTCACCAACTTAGCCGAACCAATGTCGGAACTTTCGACGGGAGCGGCTACGAGGTTGGCTTGGCTGAGTGACTGACTAAGTAAGGCTACATCCCCATCAATCAACGGGTTAACCAGGTTTGGCTCGAGATCACTGGAGCCGTCCCAAGGAAATGCCTCCGGTCCGTTCTTCTTGCCTGACTCATCCTTGCCAGCCCATTCGTTAAATCGACACTCCCTACCCTGTTCCGCTTTATCCATCCAAAAGCTCAAGTCTGCTTTCGCATCTTCAAACTCTTTTTTGATGGCATCTACATCGGGTCCTTTTTCGCTAAATTCCTGTATTTCCATTTTTAATCTCCAATTCTAACATTATTTTTTTTAAATTACTCAGGGCTCTTTTTTCGATCCTTCTCATCGTCTCAAAACCAACCCCGCTAAAGTCTGCTATCTCCTGTAAAGTATGACTCCTCGGATCTCTTCCCGCCTCAAATGCCGCCAAGCCCTCCTCTACCACCATTTCCCTCAACATAAGATCAATCCGCTTCTCCGTCTGATCATGCGATTCGATACAAATCATCGTCTCCCTCGACTTTTTTGACATAAATTTCCGATTTTGGAGGGTGATTGGCTCCTGGTCTCTTAACGCACCTCGCAATCCCTTCCCGATCATCAAAGTGGATAAGCATAAGGCGGGGATTTGGGACGAGTTTAAGCACCCTAGCCTTTTCTATCTGCTTTGCCGGCGGGGCGGGCAGTTCGATTTTACCATCCGATTCCTCAGACCAAATCTTCTGACAGCTAGAACGAGGGATGCCCACCCCTTTACTTACCTTCGGCCAGCTTAATCCAGTCTTCCGTAAAATTACCACTTGGTCCCTCTGCATTTGACTCCACTTTTTAGTTACTCCCATAATTAATACCCTCCTCCACCTGTTGAAATTAATTCGTCCTCGCTGAAATACTCGAAATTACCGATGCAAAAATACCTGGCATTATCTACGAAATCTTTGCTCGGACATTTTAGCCCAGCACTTGGTTGGTAAGCTTGCATACAACTTATTAGATTTTGACACTCATCGCTGAACATCAATTTAGGCTTATTATCCAAATCCATCTCTTTATCCCGATCCCATGCGAGTAAATTATTAATAGCCTGTAATCCCGTCTCGATGTCTAACGCTTCGGCCGGCTGAACAATAATATCTTCGTCCATTAAATCATCGATTATGTTGGAAGATCCTTCCGACTTCTGATAGCTCGCCGCTCCCAAACGAGGGTCGATTATGCGGATGACCTCACTATCCCCACATACCTTCTCCATTCTCCTAATCTCATCGGCATAATCCGCCAGGCCGTACCCGTTCGGTTGGGCAGCCTCGCCGGCACTTAGCTTGTCCTTAGTTAAGTCAATCCATCCTCCCCATGTGTCGAAGTCAGGAAACTCCTTAACCGCCCAGGCGACTCCATGTGGATCGATTGCAAAGAGGACCATTGTCCAAGGTTTTGCTCCCGCCGGATCGATGGATAATACCCAGTTGGCATCCGAGAAATCGGGCAGTTTGTCCGATGTTACGAAGTTTTTATCGGTCAAATTAGGGAAAATAGCCCTAGACTGCCTCACAGGCACTCCATACGCCCGACATAAAATAGTTTCCCGCTTCTCGCCTTCCAATTGATTCTTCATCGCCGCCCAGCCGCCAAAGGGATTCGCCGCTGTATGGAAATAAACCACAGAACTGGCTTTGCGGATGGGCTGTTGAACGAGGGGGACTTCTTCGCCGTCTAATAGGTCCGCTTTCGTTGACTCTATGGTGCGGGCACCGGTGAGCATCGATTTTACGACAGAGTTCCATCCGTCAACGGCGGTGAAGCTGATAATTCCCTTGGAATTGCGGGTAACTGTCCTAAAACGAAGGGTATTTACCCATGACATCGGTACTAATTCGTCCGCCCAATATCCGATATTATGTGTTCCATTGACTGGATCTTGCGGTGAGCCAATCTCTCCTCCCTCAATGGTGCTGATATCTTGGGACCAGTTACGGAAAATACACTGACTTCCGTTCGGCAAAGTGAACTTTTGCGAGGTAAATCCATTTTTAAGCGACCACATTACATATCCTATCTTACCTCTCCCCAACGACTTAAACTCTTTTGGGAGAGCATCGTAAACGAGCTTCTGTTGGAATTGCACAGAATTTGCCGATGTTTCTGTAAGACACCATATAATCGTGCCGGGGTTTTCAACGAGGGATTGAACTACCCGCTTGGCCGCCCAAAAACTCTTTCCAGCCCTATTCCCTCCCATGACCAAGATCTCGGCATGAGTCTTCAGTTCCTTATCCGCTAACTTCCAGGTATCAAGTTCAAAGCCATGCCGGTATGGATCATCCTTCTCGAGCTTGATCGCTTCCTCACGCTTTTCCCAATATGCGAGGATTGATTCGGGGGACATGGACAGCATCTCTGATTTTGTCAGAGGCGGTAAGGCGGGGTGCGGTGTCCAGGTAAGTGGCATAGTTCGATTTTAGCAGACTGGAGGGCGAGTGGTACGCAATTGGGCAAAATTTTTTTATGGGACACAATCGGTCTCGGTGACCGGCGGGCCGCAAAATCCGACCCCCCTCCCCCCCTGTTGGAGTTAACCGATTTAATTACACAACTTGCACGATCCTAGATCATTTACATAAAGCACTAATAATCAATGCCTTAATATTTACACTAATTTCGTGTAATAGTGATTATGTCTAATTGTTCTTGCCAAATCCCTTATTGATAATTCATTATCATTATGCCACACCGATTAAAATCATGCCTACAAAAAGACCGAGAGCATATCAGAAAGCCGAGAACCTTCCGGCTAATTTAGTTGTCGAGGAAGCCTGTCCCGCAGTTTGGACCGGACAGAAGCTTTTCGATAAGAGGCCTAACGATTATGCTAAATGCGTTCAGATGCTGGCAGAGGGTTCCACGATCACAAGTATTACAAAGCAGTGTAAGATATCCGCCCATACAGTTGCAGTCGTCAAGTCTCGAGAACAGGAAACACTGAAAGATACGAAAAAGCATCTTAGAGGATTAATCGGAACAGCGACCCAGCTTGCAGTTGAAAGTCTGATAACTAAACTCCAGGACGATGAAATCCCATCAGGAGTCCTACCAATCGCTACCGGCATTCTAATCGACAAGCATCGCCAGTACGAAGGTGAACCTACTCAGACTATCGAAGTGAAGAAATCTTTAAGCCTGGATGAGATCCGAGCCGAGCTTGCCAATCTGAAGGATGAAAAAATCATCGAGGCCGAAGTCACCGATACATAATAATCAAAGAGAGTGGTATGCTCTCCTAACCTTATTCTTCTTTTTCCTCGAACGGGATCTTATAATCGACAGCCTGTTTATCATACTTCAGATAATATTTGAAATATTCGGATAAATATAAACCGACATATAATTCCATATATAGCGTTTAAAGCCCCGTAGAGGACGCTGAGAGCGTTTTTAGCCTCCAACCTATACAATCTACCACACTAGGGCATAAGACCGCCAATCCCGCCATTCCTCTGAATGCCCTCTTTGCTGTGATTGAATTTAGTCTGAGTGATACCGAGCATAGTATTATCTGAGCGATTATATTAAGGCTAGCAGATAGATGCCTTGAACGAGTGATACCTGTTCTGCCGGTTAATCGGTTAGACTGATGGATCGGTTTTAATCTTCTAATCGAGTGAGCTTGTAGGCTGGCAATGTAGTCCACCTGGTACGGCCGCCTAAAGCGGTTGGCGGACTGGTGCGTAAGCTTTAGCTTTTGGGCCGGCTTACGGGCCAAAGCATTAGTCCGAAGGAGGACTACTAACAGCCTGTATTTTTTCATGTTGGAGAGTGGGCCGAATTTAATATTATATATATTATATATATATAGATTTTTCGGACTACTATCAGATCAATCAAAAAATTAACTTATTCGCTTTCAAGATTTAGTCGTAAAGAGTAGATAGTTTGATTGCCTGGACCGCCCGTTTCGATGTCAATTTTGTCCTTAATTTCGGACAGAATCTTGGTAAAAATGTGGTTATCTATTCGATTATTTGTTTGCTCTTTTAGGAGGGTAATTGCTCGCTCTCTTCCGCAAATCGGCTTATCTTTTAACAGATCGAGGAACTTCTCGGATAAGGCCTCATTAATCTTTTTTTGAATTGTGGAGGTTTGACCTGGCTTTCTGAACTTAGCCTCGAGGTCGGGCTTATGTCGGAAAAGGGGGAAGGTATCGGCAGAGAATTCGAGGACTTTGGGGGGTGAGAATGGGCAGTTTCGGGAGGTGGTTTCGAGGACTAAGTGTTCCTCTTCCTCGTGGGCGGTGAGGGTGAGGATAGCATCGGGATCACGGGCAAAGACACCTGAACCACTCGCTCGGTCGATGTGATCGGTTTCTGACTTGTTCCCCTTGGAGAAGTGGTGGGCAAAGACTATTGCGGCACCGGTTTCCTCGGAGAAGTCTTCGATTAGATTGACAATTTCGCCTACAGCCTTGGCATCGTTCTCGTCTATACCGGTGGCTAATTTATAATATGGGTCGAGGATAATTAATTCGTAATTCCTCCTTTCCACTCGAATCTTGGTTAGGAGGTCCAACAATTCAGTCCGGTAACCTCGTAGTGGCCAATAGTCTAGCCGAGGGTTTAGTGGCATCTCTCCTTTAAACATGGCCTTGGCTACTCGCTTTATCCGATCTGTACCGAAGAATTTCTTCAGCTCGAAGTCTAGGTATAGAACCTTACTCTGCTTAACCGGCATCCCCAGCCACGGCATCCCATTGGATGCGGCGATGGCCAAGTTAATGAGTGACCATGTTTTACCGGCTTTCGAGGACCCCGAGATGATCATCTTACATCCTTCATGCAGACATCCCTCGATAATCTCTTCAAGCTCGTTGGCGGGGTTAGTGGCGAACTCCATGCACTGACCGAATGACATGATATCGGGTAGTGGTTTGGGATCGTCATTCCTCACCTCGATTGATCGGTTTGGCATATTGGTGACAGTTGGGCTGTCGAGCATATATTCCAGTTCTATCGCTTTAAGCTGTGCTTTATAATATGGGTCATTTTCAGGTCTCATTATCTTTTATGTGATTTTTGATTAGTGTTAAAATTATTTGGGGCTTTAAATTTATGTGATTTCTGACAAGCACAATAGCATCCCCCTCGTTCATTCGGTCGGCCATTCTCATCGCTTTAACGGGCTTAATGCCTAGCTGAATAAACCGTCGTACGATGGTTGCTTTGAGGAGAGTATTAATCATTCCCGCCAAAATAAGATTGGTTGCTGGGCAGTATATTTCTCGCCCTTCTCAGTCTTCGGCTTGCGGGTTCCCCAAGGCAGTCGGACTAATCCGAGGGGTGAATTATAAATCGATGGGTCTGCTCCGAGCTTCATCGACATATGTTTAAACTGATCAGCCTTACCAGGTATCCAATCGTACCAGCAGTGAAGACTCTGCCCGCCACTATCGACTATCATCTTGAGGGGGCAGATAGATTCAAGGGCAAGTGCCGGTCCAATCTGTTCGGCCTTGGTCCATGTCGGGTCATCAATTTCGTGGACTAAGTACATCCGCTCACCGGCATTCTCTTTTACCCGAGGACCGATATCCTTGAATGGGTTGTACGATATAAATTCCATCTGCCCTACCCCTTGAGATATTCCCCAATCGCCCGCTGACTTAATCATCGTATTATATTTATCCGCCTGGATGTTTATCCACTGGTCAGGTCGGAACAGCTTGGAAACCGCCTCCTCGGCATTCAAAGGAATGGCGGCGGAGCGGAGTTGTAGCATCTCGAGATCCTCGGGCCTACCCTTTGAGCTTGTTGAGATTGTGGTATCAATAGATACTTTCTTGGTTGGGCTGATAATCTTCTCACCTGACAGGATTTGATATGCACCGGTGAGAGCGTTTCGGATCTCGTTTGGTTGGAGTGGTCGGCGGGTAAATTCCTTTGCGACCTCGAGGCAGTAATCATGTGCTTTCTCAAAGTCTGATTGATGCATGGCGGCACGGAGGGTAAGGCGGGCAATAAAGGTATGATGGCCAAAGTCTCCTTGCGGGAGCCGGTCAAAGAACCCCGCCATATCTGCTGATAAGATTGCCATTAGTCGGAACCCTCTTCCCTAATAAACTGCTGTATATAATCGGTAATCTTCGTAATCGCCTCGGTTTCAATCTTCCGAATTGTTCTCCGAGGAATCCCTGTTTTATCCGACAGTTCCCTTTGGGAGAATCCATCGTGGTCTTCGGGTACTTTGAGAAGCATATTTCTAAGCTTTGCTTCCGTGGCCATTTGCTTGGCTATATCCCTAGCTTTTCCCATCCTCACCCACCGACACCCATTTATCAATCATCCCTTTAGGAAGTCCCGCCTCAGAGACATGGTTATCATTCGGATCGGGTTCATGTCCCTTCCGAGAAATGTGAACGATTTCCGTCAGTATTTCATGGGTATGTCCCCATCTACGAATCGCCCATGCTTCGTTGGGAAATCTTATATCATCGAATACAATTGTTTTCTTACCGATGTAAGGGAGAGCCGCCTTGTAGGCTAAGTCGACCCATATATTAGCATACCCCGCTGGTCCTTCCCTTCCCCAAGTAGTCCCGAGTTCTTGGAGCATCTTTCGGGCATTAATCCCATCGGGGAAACCAGGTATTGGTTCTTCCTTAAAATGCAGATATTTCTCTCCTGGCAATATCACCTTGAGCATTTCTTTAATAGGAGTGGCGAAGGATAGTATTACCGATCCCTCGATGGATTTAGCATAGGTCGATTTACCTACCGCCTTTGGACCTGTTAGGCCGATAATTTTGTGGTTCATGTAGTGTAGAATAGTGATGTTATTACTGTTAGTACGAATGCGGCCACGATGTAGGCGAAGACGAGGACTGCGGTGACGAATAAGGCGATTAAGCCGATGATTCGGAGGAGGTTCATGGCCTATTGATTTTGTAAATATTAAGCATGAACTCGTATAATTTGACACAATCAGCTACATGACCCTCTCCAATATTTCTAATGGAGATAAAAGCGGATTCAGGTGTATTAGCTTTTCCTACGAACTTAAAAAAATCAAAGACTGAGGCGGAACGAACCCCGCAATGTTCACATACCTTTTTAGATGATTCTAATTTCCTTAATATATTTAATGTAACCTTTTTAGGTACTACCCATGTCTTGCCATCTATCATTAATTTTTCACCATGCCATTTGGAAAACGGGATTGTTTTTAATTTCTTTTTGCGTTCTTTATCCATCAGTAATGCGTTTTAATTTCCCCCTCCGCCGCCAAGGGTAGCCCAGGCATATAGAGAGGTTCTTCGGTTAGTAGTTTGATCATTAAGTCGAGTGCCGCCTGTCCCTCCGATTCGGCAACTTCGACTGTGACAGAGTCATGAACATGAAGGACAACAGGCAGACCAGCGGCCTCAATCTTTAGGAGAGAATCCGCCATAATATCCCGAGCGGTTGCCTGAACTAAGTTCTCAACGAGGAGTCCGCCGTACAATTTCATCGACCCTTGCCCTCTTACCTTCTGACCGGTCAATTCCTTGCCGTCATCCTTTACATTAAAATATCGGATCAGATTCCCCGATCTCATGTTCATAATTGCACACTCGGGAGTATGCTTGGCCTCCTCTCGGATATGGTCCTCGCACTTCTTCCACAGTTCGACAATCTTTGGGTTCTGATTTCTAAAATCTTTGACCTGTTTTCGGGACTCAGCATCGGTCATATTTAATTTCCCACCGGTTAAAGCCTGTGCCACTTGGCCGAACTTCTTCGGTCCGCATCCGTAGCCCAAGCCCAACACACGGGCTTTGCAGAGATGACGAAGTTCGGGGGCTAAATCCTTCATCGGTTCATCCTCATTATAAAGTCCAGTCGCTCGGCCATGTGCCTCGTATAAGTCTATCCCGCCTCTGACCAAACCTAAGAAATCAAAGTCCCCGCAAAGATATGCTAATACCCTCGGCTCGATTTGCGATAGGTCGGCAGAAACCATGACTCGGCCTTTACCAGGTGTCAGACATTTCTTGGCCGATGTTCCTTCCACCTCGTCCCGAGGAATGCCTTGAAAGTTTAATCCACCCGCTCCACTCCAGCGACCGGTATGCGGCGCACCGCAATATTTTAATCGGGTGGAGACTCGATGATCGGGTCGGACTCGTAAGATCATACTGATATATGTCTGTCTCGCTTTGTTGGCTTTCCTCCACCTTGTCATCGCCTCAAGGATCGGAGCGTATTGGGGATTCTTAGCCTTCCAAAGGAGTAGTTCCGAATCACCCTCCTGAGTAGACTTTGGAGGTTCAACATTCTGCATTTTTAAATAGGCGGCCATAGCAACAGTCGAAGTCGGTTCACCTCCACCTGGTCCAACCCAAGGCAGAAAGGTTTCGACCTCTTTCATTATCGCTTCGGTCTTATTAATATAGTCTTGGCAAAGTTTCTGATCGATTGCCATCCCTCGGCTTGCCGTCCTCCGGGTAAATGCGGACAGCAAAAATTCCTTTTCAGGGAAGGAGGTTTTCAGTTCATTATAAATCCGAATACACGCTCGGGAATCTCCAAGTGCATACTGCTTAAAAGATTCATTTCCGAGGATCTCTTCGGGTCGAAGTCCGCTCATCTCATTGCGGGCATTTTTATTAAGTTCTTCGCCAAATAATTCTTTATGACAGCCCGCCAATGACCTCGGCAACTGATGCCAGCTCGCCATATCCGCCGTACAAATCCATTCGCTAGGAGTGAACTGTGGCATCTGACCCCTCGCCATTGCCATTCTGCAACAGACCGAATCAAACTCTGCATTATGGGCGCAGATCGATTGGCCGTTTAGGCGGTCCACCGGTAAGTCCCTTGGATCGCCAACCCATTCAAATCCGTCATCCGATACCAGGCTAACTATGGTTACCCGAAAGTCAGGGTGCTTGACATAGCGATCCAATCCCATCGTGGCCACGCTGTACTGCTTGGACCAAACTGTTTCCACATCCAAGGCGATCAAATCCGATCCTCCTTCAAAATTGTTTCTGCGGACATTACCGCATTTTCGAGGGTCGGATATTCCAGTTCGGGAAGGTCGGGAGTATCCAGCTTGACCCGCCAATTCATTTTATCGGTGTCGAGGATTACATCCGCTTGTCTGCTTCCAACCTTTACGACTACCTTCTCGCCTCGAGGTAAGCCCCGTCCCATTTTATATTGTGTTTTCATTTCAGCTTTTTCCTAGCACCAGGTAGGCTTGGGCTGTTATAAATTTCGGAAGTAGTAAAAACCGGAGTCTGTTTACCGTGTGGATTAGTCTGATATTCCTTAAAATATAGTTTCTGTTTTAATTTCTTTTGCATTTTGATTCGTTTCATAAAATTACCTTTCCAATCTGTTTCCCGATCCACTCAGCCACATTGACAGTAACTGCGTTGCCTTGCTGGCGGTATCTAGGTCCATCCGCCTGTTTGACCACCTTGCCGGTAGCCTTCCACTCGTTCCCCTCAAGGATCAGTTCCATCTTTTCGGCCGTCCAATTATCGGGGAATCCCTGTAGGCGTTCGCATTCGATTGGAGTGAGTCGGCGGACTGTTAGGTTTTCTCGGACTCCCATTTGCAGATTGCTCGACTCCGAGTTCATCTGACAATTTATCGTCCCACTAATATCACCCTCCCATGCCGCCTTGTTTGATCGGTCGGATGCGGTAAATGCCACTCCAATAGTCGCATTACTGCCCAAGGCGGGTGTATGCTCCTCGCTGTGGATCGGATCTTGCGAGGCATGAAATGCCACCCCCACGCCTTCCCCGCCTTGCTGGCTACGCAGAGTTACCGATACATCCTCGGAAGCCTTGGGGGTTGTGTCTCCGTTCCATGAGACGACTGCATGATGGTCGCCCTTCGTTAAGGTTGGAGATGGATCTCCCTCTTGGCCTACACCTAGACCATTACCCTTGCCGTCAGACTTTTCTCCCCGCTTGCCAGCATGGCGAGTTGCCATGTCATGGATGGGTATGGCTTTTGGTATAAAAAAACTTTCAGCATTCTGTACCATTTGATTATTGGTATGCTTCGCAAGCTCTCCTGTTATAGTGGCACAGACTTCAGGTAACTCTAACTTGTGGCCACCCTCTCCAACGCCCTCTCCAGCATTTCCGGCAGTTCCTTTCCCCGCTTCTCGGCTCGGCGCAGGATGCCCTGACACGCCTTCGGAGAAAGCGAGTATTTCGGATGTGGATTCGCCTCCAAAATCTGCGACAAGGAACACACGCTTGCGTCTTTGCGGTACTCCGAAGAATTGAGAATCCAATACTGAACATCCGACTTCACTCGCCCCGATGTTGTGTAACTCTCGGATGCACCGCGCAAAGTCGTAACCATCTCCGCTAGAGAGCAACCCTTTGACATTCTCAGCGAGAGCGATGAACCGATTTCCGCCAGCTCCTCCTCTCCGAATAGCTCGCTCTGCGAGTTGTTTAATGATGCGACACGCTTCATAGAATAATCCTGACCTTTTTCCATCTAATCCCTTTCTTTTACCGGCCACGCTCAAGTCCTGGCATGGAAATCCGTATGTTATAAAATCAGCATCAGGTAAGTCCTCTGCCGTTACTTTTGATACATCGCAGAATAAAGGAACATTCGGCCAACGATGCTTCAACACACCCGCCGCATTCTTATCCCATTCCACTTGGGCAACACATTCATGCCCCGCCTGTTCCATGCCGAGATCGAATCCACCGACCCCAGCGAATAAACTAATAAACTTCGCCATCTTCTTTCGTCCCTTTCTTCTTATTCCTAAAATCCAACTCATGGGCTGGCTTAGGGCGGACCCTCGGAATCCCCGTCCGAATGATCCGCCCATTTTTATAAGCCAGTCTGTTCTTCTCCCAAAATCGGTCGTATGCTTGGCTCACCATTAAGCTAAACTCTTTCCACGATTCGCTCATCCTAAAGAGTCCATGTATTCCTTAAACTCAGGGTCTTTCAGATGTAGGTCGGTGATGATTAATCCGAGAACATAGCGAGAGACCGACAATTCGTATTTGTAGGCCAGTCTTTTCACCGCATCTTTCATGCGGTTCGGGCAACAAATATTAATTGCCGACTCGTTCATGGCAGATCCAAAGATGTACCCAGGAGTTTTAAACCGAATGTTTTTACTCGGCATCTGCACATTCCTCCAATAATTCCTCTTCCCGCTTGGCCTTTGCCAAAGTCATGGCACAGCGTTCCTCCTCCTCCGGCTCTTCTTCCTCCGGTACATTATGCCAATATTTATTCTCCATGACTTCTCGGATCGTAGTTCTTAAGACTCCGCCATAGCTGGCAGAGGGCGGTAAAATCGACCCATGCTTTGGCGAGGGCTTCGGGGGAATAGCGGATAACTTCAAATCGACCCATTTGGGTTGAGCTTATAAAGCAATTGGCTCCGTGTACTCTATGCCCCAACACCTCCTCTTCGCCAAACTGAGTTGCGGCATAAGCGGCTATTTGATGAATCTGAAAGTCGTAGGCAGTAATTTTCTGACCCTCCTTCGTCTTTCTAGTTTTCCAGTCTAATATAAACTGCTGACCCTCACTCCCGCGCCCCACTATATCCACCGTTCCCGCGAACCCATGCTGTAGATTAACGAGAAGTTTTTCTCTAAGAGTAAATGTCAATTGGTTTTCCTGTTTCCAATCGAGTGCCGGTTGGATATATCCGAGTAATTCGTCAGGTATATGCTGACCTTCAAAATAAGCTTCAATAGCATCGTGAACTTTCGTTCCGAAGTCTGCCGCCTCTTCAACAGGCTTTTCATGCTGAACGAGGCATCGGTCTGCATAACTTTCGTAACTCTCGTCAAGCTTCGCCGGATTATCAAATGCTATACGAAGTAGCTGGTCCTGTTTCCATCGCTCAAGACCAGGCTTGGCAAACAGGCCAAGAAGAGTTGTTACGGATGGAAATAGTCCATGCTTCTTAGCATCTCGAAGTGTAGTATTCCGTTCGCCGTCTCCTTTAGCTCGAGGCATGGTATGCATGGCCTTTCCCTCTCGGGTGTACCAATGTCCACCACTACCTCTTTTCGGTTTTGCTTGTAGAATAGCCACGGATTACCTCCTTCCCATATTTCCAAAGAAAGATTACCAGGTGGATTGCTCTTTTCAGATATTTCATCCTAACTTCGCCTCCACTTTCTTTACTAAGGATTGCAGTGAAGAATCAGTTTCAATATATCCACTATAATTCTTCCAAGTAGATGAAACTTGACTGTGGTCACGATCAAATGCTTTCCCGATATCCACACAAGTTTTACCCGTCTTTAATCTGCTTAAATAAATGGCGATAGAACGGGCGAGGGATACTTTTTGAGTTCTCCCCCGCCCATCTATATCACTTATCTCTACCCCCAAAGTTTCAGCAGATACTCTCTTAATATCTTCAATGGTCATGCTCATAGCACCATGTCAGTTATTACTGCCGCCCATCCGATCATTAGTAATATAGCTATCGGATTCATCAGAAAGGTACATTTGTGGACTGAGGTCCGGTGAACTGAGTTCCCATCGTTGCCTGTTGTGGTTGAGGGGCGGGCTGTTGTACAGGTTGCTGTACAGGTACTTGCTGGGGCTGATCGACTGTTACCTGAGTGGTCGCTTGCATAGGCTGACTTTGAGGCACTTGCTGAATCGGAGCTTGCATCGGTTGAACCGGTTGAACTACAGGGGCATTCTGAACCGGTGCGGGTGCTTCGTCTCCGCTCGGGATGACAAATCTTGACCTGTCAGGTATTTGATTTTCCATCCCCGCCATGACCGGCATGATTGCTGTGATATCTGCATACTCTCTGCCTTTTTGACTGGTCTTGTGGATGATATTTAATGTAGCACCTTTGCCCACCATTGTTTCCGTATCAAATCCGCTAAATGGCATCGTTCCGTTCCAGCTTGTCAGAGTTTTGAAGAGCTTACTCTTTTCGTTTAAACTGATTGTCATCTCGCCAGTTTGAATCATTGTCCCATCGGGAAGTCCAAAAAGAAACCTAGTGAAGTTCTTTGTCTCGATTATGCTCGGATCTTCGTAGCTTGGACGCTGAATCTGCAAGCTGTCTTTAACTGCCAAACAGACTGCAAATGTCTGTCCCGCTGGGGCGAGTGTAGTTAGTGGCCAGCCTGTGATTGGTCCGCCTGTGTTACTTGATTGCTGTAGTATTGCCATGATATGTATTTATTTCTATCTCCATTTTTACGGGTGGAGGCCCATTATTGATTAATAAGAAAGTGTCTTAGTATTAGAATCGCATCGGCGGTCTTGAGGGTAATCCCTTTAGTCGATGGAAAGAATCGCTTGGCATGATTCGCTAAAACCTTTTTGCGTTTGCCCGAGGTTAACTTAGTTAGCCCACTTAGTCCTTTTTGCCATTCTTGAGGGCGGACTAAGGTAAATGGAATGCCAGCAAATCGAAGGACTCCTTGGATAAATCCATAGTTTTCGCCTAGTTTAAATGAAGACGAGCTAGGGATCAGCTTGCCAGCGAAGGGTGGGACTAACTCGACTACCGCTTCAACTGATTCAACATCGGGGTTGTCTAAAATGTCTTCGATATGTTCAACAAATTCAAAGTCCTCCCCGATGGAGAATAAATGAATACTATTCAATCCTCCGTAAGCGATTGCGTAACCGCCACTCTTGCCAGGATCGATTCCGATGGTGACCTTCATGCGGCCTCCTCGCTAAAGATGGCGATTACTTTTCGGACATCGGAAGCCAAATAATGCTGGCCTCTTTTACGAATGCCGAACTCTCGCTTAAAAGCATTGAGAGCTTTATCAGACTTTAATCTGAATATTTCTTTGACCTCACATTTAGTGAGGAATAGACTGTGATATTGGTTTAGTAGTTTTTCCATTTTGCCGGTAATGTTAAAACCGGCTGGAAAAAATCTAAGGTCTACTTACTAACTTTTTTTGTTGAAATAGGCCCGTAATGCATATAGGGCGAAACAAAACCTTCGCCAGCCGGTACTTATTAAGAATTTTAAAGAGCAACTTCAACCCATCCACTGGGTTAACTTTCTTCTTAAAATAAAAAAATAATATCATGTCAATAAAAAGTTTAAAAAAGTTTAAATTAGTTTGAATTTGTACACATATAGGCTGTTAATATTCATTTTTTCCTATTTTTATTTGATTCTTTTATCGTTCTTTTAGCTCGAAGTAAGCGGTAATAATTTGAATCGCCTCGAACTTTTTTCTTACCATATCCAGCCTGGCCACCAACTTGGCCCAATAGCCTAGCCGCCTCTTTGACCTTGTCCTTCCT